TGTGTACCTGCCGTTTCCGTAGGATTTCGAAATCCTGGCGTATCGGTTGCAATTAAACCTTCTTGAGTTGTTGCAATATCAAATGGATCGGTAAATTGTGTACCTGCCGTTGCCGTAGGATTTTGATATCCAGGAGTATTAAGTGCAATTAAACCTTCTTGAGTTGTTGCAATATCAAACGGATTGGTAAACTGCGATGAATTTGCTGCAATTGTAATGTTACCAAATCCTGGCGTATTAAGTGCAATTAACTTTTCTTGAGTTGTTGCAAGATTAAATGGAGCTGTAAATTGTGATGGTGCGCCAGGTGCATTTACAGTAGGATTAGTTAGTATGATGTTGATGTTTGACATTATGTTCCTTAATAATATCCTGAATTCATTGTGGTTGCCCCAAACACTCCACTACCTTTGCTGTTGACTGCAGCAACAATCATGCGACCTACTTGCAGCATTACTGCAGATAAATTGTCTCCGGTTGCTGGTGTATTGTTGTTTATATTATTTACGGTAGTTGGATTTTGTAATGATGGATCTAAAATAAATGTTTCTGCTGCAGCAGAAGTAGGTGGATTTTGTAATGATGGATCGGTACCGGCCAATATTGTATCTTGCGGATCTAAAATAAATGTTCCTGCAGGAGCTGAAATAATTGGTGCAGATCCACCCGGTGGTATCATAACGTCTTTTGCAGTTTCTGTATTTGTTCTTGCTAATGTAGTATTATAATCTGTACCGTAATCTACAAGATCTATGCCTATTTGTGCTCCGAGGCGACCGTAAAAATCTTCTTGTTTACCATAAAATAAGTTAGTTAAATCTAAATTTTTATATTGTGCTTTTAGATTCATTGCTTGACCAACTTGTAGCGCTGTTAACATTCTATGCATATTTCCAGTCATTTCTTCCGTCAATTTCAGTTGGTCTTTAAGAATATCATCTTGCGTACGAGTATCTGCAACTTCAGCAATTTCATCAAGTTTATCTTTAGAAATTTCACCATTTTTATACAAGGCTTCTGCTTGTGCTTGTAATGCACTTCCGTCTAGATTCATCAACACTTGTAAATTTGGTTCAGATTCTAACAATTTTTTCTTTTGCAATGCTCGAGACAATGATGCTTCATCCATGCCCAATAATTGCGACATTTGCTTGCGTGCAAACAAATTATTTTCTAATGTATCACCTTCTTGTTCCAAAATGGTGTTTAACGTATCAGCTTGTTTAGACATATCACCCATCAATGTTGCTTGACGAAACATGTTGGTTAAACTTTCTCCAGATTGTTGATCAACCAATCTTCGACCAGAAAGTAATTGATATTCTAATTCATCTCCAATGCTAGATTCAATGTTAAGCAATTGATCGCCTGCTAAAGCTAAATCTTCAAGTTCAACTCCTAATTTGTTAGCTTTTAGTACGGCAATTTCTAAATTTCCGCCTAAACGACCATATTGCAATTGCATATCTTCACCTAGACCTGCTATACCTTCAACAATCATTTTCATGTAACCTAAGCTTCCGTCTTTATCTTCTGCACGTGCAGCTGCTGCCTGAGCAAGTTCTAATAAACTTGCAGCATTGTCTCCGGCTTTTGATGCATATAATGAAAACTTTGCCGCTTCTTCTTCTGTTAACTGCATGTTAGTTGTTACAACATGTTGAATTGCCATTAAGCCTTTTTGTTTTTTATCGTTTTCTTTGCCTTCTTGTCTTAGCATTGGCAACATTTTTCTAATGCTGTTTCCATATGCAATTGCTTGCTCGCCATTAAACATTTTTAATGACGTTGCAATGTTTTGATAAGTCTCCGATAATCTAGCTGCAGCTATCGAGGTAACGCCAAATGTTTTATTGATTTCACTATTTCGCTTTTCTAAAAAAGCCAATTGATCTGTGTATGCAGTAACCGCGGTTGTTAATGCTTTGTTTTGTCTTGCAAGTTGTCCATATGCATATAACTGTTTATTATGACTGTCGTTTAAATTATAAATAGTTTCAGCTAATCTCTTAGTACCATCGAATAATGCCTTAGTACCCGTCGAGTCAAGTGCAGCATATTTGACTTTCTCAGTAGCACCACCAATCGCCGATGCTAATCCGTTAAATATAGAAGTTAAATCTCCGCCGGCCATATATGTCCTTTCTTATAAATATTTATCTAGAAGATTTTGGGTATGTTGGAGGAGTAGCAGGTTGCTTGACACGTTTAGCACGTTGTTGTTGTATTCTGCGTTCTGCAGCTTCTTGTTGATCGCTAAATATCTTGTTGATTTTTTTGGAATAAAATCTTCGTAAAAATACCGGCATATTGTATATCGTATCCCAGTCCAAACGACCATCACTATACCACACCATGTTAAATATGTTTTCGTGTAATGCTACTCGATCTTCAGGTTCAAACCCAAAAAAGGTCGGCCGCAACAGGAAATGGAGTGATGAAGGTGCTCCCATCTTCACCTTCAAATTCATAATTAAAATCTAAACCAGGAGCATTTTTAATGTAATACTCTCGAAATTGTTTGGCATCTCGTGCTAAAAATTCATAGCGAATAAAAGATTCAATATCTGTTTTTACTCTAGAACCATTTACTTCTGTTAACATGTATTTCATGAGTTCTGATATTACCATTCCTTCTTTCATTCGTACATTGTAGGTAAATTTCAATTTGTTTGAACCAAATTCATATTCAAACTCACCGTTTTCATCTGGCGTTAGTGCAAATGGTTTATGCAAAATTTTAGTTAAATCAACTTCTCGTTCTAAAGTTGTTTTGGTTTTTGGATCTAAAATAGTTACTGGATATTCGGGGCCATATGATACAATTCTAGAAGCAATTATCAATGCATCTCGATCTGTACTTGCAACGTCGGTAACTGTTACGGGTGATAAAACAATTGATTCTAACAATTTATCAAACATGACACCGGATTGCATATATGATGTATTTGTTAAAATATCTTCATCATACGCAGTCATGTAACGTATTTCTATTTTACCATCGCGCAACGGACTAGATTCTGGATAAATCAATCCTTTACTTGGTAATTCTACTATGATGCTAGGCAATTTGTTGCGTTGTTTGTTTTCATATTGCTGCCGTGCAATATTAACAATGTCTTGATTAGCTAAACGCGTTGTGACTTTACTCATTTTATCCTTTATAACTCAATTAAAAAGGGGGCTTTCGCCCCCATATATACTTTCTTAGAAATTTAAGAATGCCCAATCATATCGAATTGTTAATTCAAGTTCTTGTACGGCATCACTACCCCAATCAAACGATCCAAATGCAGCATCGGTAATAAATGCCCCATTCAATGTCCATTCTTCAATAACTTCACCTAATGGAGAAAGTTGTTGCAATCCAATGGTTTTTTTGTAGAATGAAGAATATCCATCTCGACCCGTTGCAGATTCATGATGCAAACGAACCCATTCCATTACTGATTGTGCACCAGATGGAACAATTGCATCATAAAGTGTCATGGTAATGGTACTCCATTCTGATTTACCTTTAACATAACGCTTAATATTAATCATATCTAATGCAACTTCTCCGTTTGAAATAGAAGGTTTGCCAGATGCTTTAACAAGATGCGATGGAATATCATTAACAGTCAATATAAATTGATGCTGCCTTTTTGGTTCCCAGTCAAATGCTTTGTTAAACATTTGTTGATCTGATGCATATCCTAGCCCCGTATTTCTAAAATCAAATAATGCCATGTTTATTTCCTATTTTTTTATTATAAATATCAACAATACAAAAAAATCAATTTATTTTGTTTCAATTTTATTATCCAGGAAATGATGCACCCGTAGGTTGAATATTAAAATCTAATATAATAAATTCAGCCGTACGAGTCGGTTGCAAAAATATTTGACCATACAATATATTTTGATCAATTACATCTGGCGTATTATTTGTATCATCCATTATCACTCGAAATGCAAACAATCCTTGATCAGCTTTAACATCTTCCATAAATGGATTAACGATACTCAAAAATCTGCTACGAGTTGCATTGGTGTTTTGTTCAAATATTAAAAATTTAGTTGACGATGCAATGAATTTTTTAACGGTAATTAATAATCGTCTAACGTTGATTCGATCCAATGCGCTTGGTCGTGCTTGCAATGTTTTTTGTCCAAAAACTACAACACCATTATTAACAAAGTTTGCAATTGGATTGACTCGAGCAGCATACAATGTATCTCGATCTGATTGAGTTAATTTTTTATATGTATCTGTTACCGTAGTTAATCCGCCTCGATTTAACCCCGCAGGTGCATACCATGCAGCGTTGGTTGAATCATTGAATGCTAATACGCCCCCAATCATTGTAGATGGTGGTACCCATAATGGTTGATTGTTTCCAGGATTCAAAATACGAAGCCATGGCCAATATGTTGCTGAATAATTGCTATCAATTGAAGTCACTTGATTAACAACGGCTAACAATGTATCATTGATTGCATTTGAATCCATAACATAAAATGTGTCTTGGCGATTGGTTACCATGGTTCTAGCAGTAGATGTTACAGGTGAATGCAAACTATCGATAATACCTGGTGTTAACAATAAATTCATGTCATAATAATCGGTATTGCTTAACAATGTAAATGCTTTATTGTATGCCGTAAATCCGGTGCTTGTTGATGTTGAACAATCAAATCCAAATGTGTTTGTAGCAGTAATATATTGTCCTGAATATTTTTTCTGATTTGGTTTTGCACCATCAAATCCTCCTTGGAACGGAACAATAAATTTACGAACAGCCAACTTAACATTGGATGATATTGTACCAGCAACTAATGAACTTTGAATAGAGCCCGTATACGGTGCTATTGCTGTTGGAAATGCTATGGCAGCAGATTGACTTACGTTACCTAAATAAAAATCAACGTTGCTACCAGTATTTGAACCAGATGACACAAGCGGTGCCATAAAGTTTAAGTTGTTACTTTTGGTAAAATCAAATCCAAAATAAGTTGATTCGGAATTTGTACTAGTTACCATTGATGCAGTTTCTAAAATAAAATTGCCGGACAATTCAGGTATTGGTGAATTCAATGCACGGAAACCAAATGGTACTAATGATGATGCATATGTTTTATTTGACACACCTAAATCAACTTCTACTCGAATAAATTTTGATAAATTCGGATAATCTCCTGATACAATTAATTCGTTTGAATTGTTAATTGTTTGATAACGATCTCCAATTTTACGTGCAATGTAATTAGGCGATGCTGGATTCAAATTGCAATTTTCAAATATTTCTACAATCTCCGGCAATGAATCAACATCTTGAGATGCATATGGAGCATTTACAATTTGTGGTGATGCGGTATTAATTCTTCGTACTATTACAGCAAATGAACCATATCCATCTGGATCGCCTGTTTCTGTAGCTGTTCTTATATCAGCAATTCCAATTTTTGTTTCAAAATTTACAGATGTACCATGTGATAATGTATGAAATCTAAATAAGTTAAATGTAGTACTGCTACCTATTTGTTGTGATGTAATGTAAGGTGTTGATGCTACATTGTAATCTTGCAAAAATTCATAATTGTTAATAATTTGCAATGACATTGTAACTTTAGTAATATCTGCAAATAATGAATTAGCCGTTCTGTTTTCATATTGAACATAAACTGGATATGAATTTGATAATGGAGATTTTCCAAAAACTGTTGTAATATAATTGTTATCTGTACTAACAATTGATGCTGATATATTTGCTGTTTGTGTAAATGCACCAGTAAATCCAATTGCCGAATCGGCTACAGCCGCATATGAACCGGATACTGTTATTGCAAACGTACCATTAGTTCCGGAACTAAGCAAAGATGATTGAAACACGTTAGTAGCACCATCAGTTGTTACTGGTCGAGTTGGATGTAATATGTGCGTTGCATATTTTACAGATGAAGATTCAGCACATATTGCTAAAGCACCATTGGTTAATTTATATCCATCTTCATACAATAAACGTGTTACTGTAATTACATTCCCGCCTTTATCTAAATAATCTTTAACTGCAAATGGTACATATGAATCCGTAGTATAAGATCCAAATATTGATGTAAAATCTGCCCATGATGATATTCGGGTAGGAACTAATGCTGGCCCCTTTACTGTAGATCCGATTATTGCTGCGCCAATTCGGGCAACTGCACCTGGTAAAAACGATTGATCGATCTCTTTTGTAAATACCCCAGGCGATATTATTCTTTCTGCCATTTAAACTCCTATAATTTTCTTATAAATATAAACATCATCTGCCAAACCTTAGGCAGTTGGAGTAAATGTTCCTTGAACAATATTTATTTCGCCATCGCCGTAACGTTCTCGCATTTTTTCTAATAACGCTTGTTCTTGTTTTTGCAAGTCGCTAAACATTTGTATGTATTTTGCACGTTCTGCCTCTAACAAATCAAACCGCTGTTTTAATGAATATTCTTCTAGATATATATTACCCAATGTTTGCGAATTTTTTGCAAACGCATCGCGCAATTCAGTAATCATATCCATATGTTCTTTATCTAATTTTCGAGTCATAAATAACCTTTTCTTGATATTATAATGAAAATAATTAAATTATCCAAGCATTTCTGTTTTTGCAATATCAAGAGACAATGTATCTACTATAAGCATATCT